TTTCTCAATTGACTCAAGAAGAAAAAGATGAATACACAAAGAAGGCTGATGTCCTATTAAAGAAAGCAAACTTAAGAATTTCATCTGGTGACGCTAGTATTTTCAAGAATGGTTTTTCAATAAACTTTAATAAAAATTCAGAGGGTCAAGACCTTGCTTCTCTAAATTTTGATATTGTTCAGTCTGGTTCGTATGTTCAAAATGGCAAAACTATGCAATTTCAAACCGAATCAATCAATAAAAAATTGTTTGGCACAGGTGAACAAAAGTGCATGCCGTCAGCAGCGCTTTGCGAATTATTAAATAGATTAACAGATTCTATTTTTATTAGAGGTGGACTTGGTGTTGGTAGAGGTATTATAGGTCCTAATTTTAGCGCCTTAACATCAAGCAACAATAGCGTGTCCGACCATGCATTCGGTAGAGGTTTTGATATAGCAGAACTAGGTACGGATATGCAAAACACTGTTACTTTTGATGCTCCTGTGCCTGCTGCCGCAAAATATTTAAGTGGATTAAAAATACTTCTTCAATATATTGAAGCACTTCCTCAAGAAATCCATCCAGACTTAATTGTTGTAAGTGATCAGTTAAATAATGAATTAGGTATTAGAGATGGCTTAGAAGCTGCAGATTCGCCAGTAAGAAAGATGTTTCCAAATCTTTCTAAATCTGTTAACTTCCACTCAGATTCAAACCATAGAGATCATATACATGTCAGCTTTGGCTCTAAAAGAGCTGGCGCCATACTTCCAGTGATGTCCTCTCCTTCGGCAACTCAGGTTACAGCCAGTAGCACTGTTGCAACTGCTGTCCTATCAACAGAAAAATTAAAGACTACTTTCAAACAAGGAGATAAGCCTCTTTCTGACTTAGAGGTATTTTCTCTTTTAAATGTTTATGGCAATTTTGGAGAAGAGTTAGCAGCAACTTTTACTGCAATAGCATATAGAGAAAGTAGATATAATGTTTGGTCTACCAATGACAGTGGAGCATGTGGGCTATGGCAACTTATGACAAGAACTAATGCTGGTGGTTTAATGATAGTTCCTTTACAGCTTCCAGCAGAGGAAAGAATATCATTTTGGAAGTTGGCTTATAAAAACTGGAGCGAACAAGGCTTGACACAAAATACAGCAGATGACTTTATAAGAAATGTTCAAAAGAATGACCCCACCAAAAACGCAGGCAGGCAATTTTTTGACGAAAGAATATTTATACCAATCAATCAAGTTTATGCATTAAGGGCTAAGTTTGGTGCAGGAACACTGCAAAAAAGATTTGATTCCATAAAGAACGGGAATGCTTCGCTCTTAGCCCCATGGGGAGAAGGGTATTTGTATCATGGATGGCTGTCTGGTGTAAAGTATTCAATTATAAAAGATGTATACGTTAAATCAACTGGGAAGTCAGAAGAAATATTAAGGAATTGGTTTTTAAATACTACTCCAGATAATTCAAGGACAAGAAATCCAGATCCAATTACTGGCAAAACAACGCTTGAATCTTGGCTTGATGGAAAAGACTATGGTATTTACTATCAAGATAAAAATGGCGAATATAACCCTCCAGCTGGTTGGCCAGAGGATCCAACACCAAGATAGGCAACGTTATGGCAACAAATTATCCAAAATTTGATCAGAAAATAAGTGATCATATATCAACAAATAAATTTCAGCAGACTAAGACTAGGCCTGGAACTATTATGACATACGATAAAACCACCAATACAGCAACCGTCGTGCTTGATGAAAGGTATGGCGGAACGGTTGGCGATATTATCAATAGAGTCCCATGCCCTTTTAATTATGGAGTCCAAAATGTAGCTCCACATACTGGAATGAGATGTATAATTGGATTTAGGGACGACGCAGAAAGGGAGCCCTATATCGTTACTTTTTATCTTGATGCGTATGATGTTGGAAAGAATATTTTAAATACGCATATTGATACCGGCACTCCTAAATTTATGGTTTAAAAATGTTTGATTTTGATCAAGAAAATACAAAAGAAAATAAACTTGACGAAGTTCTTGAGTTTAAGAAAAGAAAAGAATTCTCAACAAGAGAAGTTGGCGTAACTCATCCAGACAACAACGCATTTATGAGGGTTACTGATTCTGGAGAAATTGAATTATTTGCAGCTCCAGGTGTTGGTATAGTTATTAATCCATCTACTAGGTCAGTTTCAATATTTGCAGATTCTATTAAATTCTTTAGCAAAGAAGATGACGGTCTTAGATGGAATGGTATGTCCTTTAATCCATCTGCCGACGTATATAACGAGCCAGCTTTTGTAAAAACAAGTGATTTTTCTAATAATCCAGCTTATTTTAGGTCTAATTACTATTTAAATAATTTAGATCAACTAGATCAATTAGATTCAGTAAATCCAGTTACTATTATTGGTGACTACGGTTTGGACAGAAATGCCATTCCAGGCACATATGAGCCAGAAGTGGTGTCAAGCATTTCTTCAGAACAAGAGTCACTTCTGCGAGAATATGCAAAAACAAATCCTGATTATAATGTTTCTAAAATAAGAGAATTATTAGAATTAGGGTATTCTTTCTCTGAGGCCCTTAAAAAGGTTGAGGAAAATAGTTTAAATGATTCGGAAAATCTTGAAAACTTTCCTTGGATACGAAATGATTTGGACCAATAATGTCTGATTTATACTTTGATTTAAGTGGAGATTTAAAAATATCTCCAAATAAGGACATAGCAACAACCCAAACAAGGTCACAGTCAGATGTTCAACAGATATATATTAGGCTTATGACTGAGCCTGGTGATTTTTATTCGTATCCAAAACTTGGTTGCGACCTTAATGTTCTATATGGCATGCCCCAAACAAAGCAAACTGGCGAAATTGGAAAGAGAATTATCCAGCAGTCTTTATCTAGAGAGGGCGTTTTTGGCGACAGAAGCATCAGCATAAATGCAGTACCAACTTCAAGGACTTCTATACGTTTTGATGTGCACGTTGAAAATAGTGGTATAGAACCAGTGACGATATCTGTTACTCAAGATCTTAGCTAGGAGCAAGAATGCCAATTAATTATACTAAATCTAAACAGCAGATTATGTCAAAGATTATGACATCACTTCAAAAGAATGCTGGGATTTCCGCTAACCATCCAGGATCAATAGCAAGGGCACTTGCTGAAGCATTGGCTATAGAAATTGGCGATTTATATGAGGCTCTGAAATTCAGCATAGATCAAACATCACTTTCTACAGCAAGTGGTAGGTCACTAGATCTAATAGGCGAACTCTATGCTGTATTTAGAAGAAATGTTTCTGAAGACATCCAACAAGAACGAGCAAGTTTCAATATTGAATTCAGCATTTCTGCACCACACTCTGCAGCAATTAACATACCTTCTGGCACAGTAGTTTATAATGATGTCACTGATTTTTCTGCTAAGCAATATCAATATAAGTTAGTTGGGGCAGTAATAATTCCAGCTGGCTCAACAAGAGCATATGGCAGAATAATACCAAACTTTAACAGTGCAGACTTTACTGCTTCTAAAGGAACATTAACGAGACACAACTACTTGTCTCCTGATGGAATAATTGTTTATTGCTCAAATGATAGAGAGGTTTACTCTATCATTAATATGGAATCTGACGAAATGTACAGAAAGAGAATTATTAAAGCTATTAAAAGCAACTCATTTGGTACAGCAGAATCCTTAAGATTAAGAGCACTTGGCGTTAGTGGAGTCAGGGACGTAAGAGTTAGAGAATCCTCTTATGGCCTAGGATCGTGCGACATTATTGTTGTTCCAGAATCGCAGAAGATATCAACTGCTTTAGCAACAGAATTGTTTGCTTCTCTCAGCGAGGTAAAGCCAGTTGGAATTAAGCTAAATATTAGAATGGCAGAAAGAGTGCCAGTTAACGTATCTGTTAATATAGTGCTTCCAGCTGGCCTATCAGACACTGTTGTAGTAGGTATAGAGAATCAAGCCTCCCTCTTCTTGAAGAGATACTTGAATTCCAAAACAATAGGTGATAGTATATCTTTTGGCGAAATGGAATCTCAGGTTAAACTAGCCTCAGACTTTATTAAGTCAGTCAATATTATTAGTGTTTCTGCCAATGGTCAAGAAATACCAAAAGGAATTTATAGAATAAATAATGATAGACAGTTCATGGTAGCTGGAACTGTCTCTGTTTTCTCTGTTATAATGTCATCTATAAATTATTAAAGTTCTACAAGAGAGATTGGTATGTCTGAGAAGTATTTCATAGTCACGAAAAATCATATAGTTAAAGCAAAAAATAAAACACAGGCAAAAGCACTTGTTGATGGTGACGATGATTTTCTTGGCTCAGTAATGGCCGATGATTTGAATATTAAAGAAGTTAGCTATAGTGACGCAGTCAGTCATTTTGGTGTTAGCTCGTCAGTTGACCTAGACATGTATGATGTCCCAGAAGATGCTTATGAAGAAGAAATGATCAATATATCGCCATCTTCAGAAATCCACACGTCAACAATAGACTATTTAAGATCAGAGAATAGAAGACTTGCTCGCTCTGTTGACAAGCTTAAGAATGTTAGGGGCGAAGCTTCTAATGTTGTATACCAAGCTGCTTACGATGCGTTCTCTAATTTTGATCTTCCAAAAATAAATAAGCCTTCTTTCAGTAAATCAACTAAAGCATCAGAAACAGC